TTAATATATTATTCAATATCGTTACGTTAGGTTTCATAATGTTAAGCTCCATGTAAATGTTGTTGTAATATCACTCCCTGAATTTTTCACTACAAATGAATTTTCTGCTTTTGACTCAACGCTAATTTCTCCGATATAGCCGCTTGAAATATCCGGCGTGATATCTACGTGATAGGAGGTTGTACCGATCGCAAGGGCTGTGATGTCTATTGTGTCGCCTGTATCTGATGCGAAAGTGCCGATGCCGAAAAGACCTTTTTTAGCAGCCCCGTCCACTTTTACTACCGGAATTCCGCCATCATCTAACCCAGTCATGGCAGTAATGTCATCATTTACGCCAGAATTTGCGGTGCCTGGGGCGGACAGAGTTATGGTCCACGCTGCGAATGTCCCGTCGCCAAGAGTAGTTGTGACATTAACTATTAACTCGCCGGTAGCCGCATTATAGCTAGTAATATCACCGTGCATCCAGTTTGACGGCGATGCTGTGACGGCAATTTTTACCGACATCCCGGGCTGATAGCTTTTTGAAAGATCCACTATGAAACTTTTTGAGCCATAGCCAATCGTTACACTGGTTGTACTGTTTGCTGTGGTGTCGTTTAGATTCATGGCCTGAGCGGTGGCATTCGCCTCGTCGACAAAAACCGGTAACGCAGCTATAAAAGCATCGGCCAACGGTGAAAACGTGGCCGGGGTTGCTCTGCTCGGCGGCTCCGGTAAATTAGAAATTGCCATAATATTATTCCTTTTTTATGTTAAACCTTCTATTTCTAAATTCATAATTGCATATGCTGGGTATGAGATAAGAATCGAAAAATCTTTATAAAATCCATAAACGATAAGTGATGGGTAATCAACCGAACCAACCCACACGAGTGCAGTAGTTCGATACGATGCCAATAGGTTTTGAACATTTGCAATTGAAGCCGTATTTATTGCGAGATCACATGACATTTTTTTCGAAAAAGACCGCTCCACGATCGACCATATCCCAAATTGATCTTGTTCTTTTATCGAATAGTCATGAATGCCGATGGACGGTGAGTATTGCGTGTTTCCGATATTTGCCTGAACTCCGATAACTACTTCACCTACCGATGCTATGTCTCCAACAGAAGATACCGTAATAGATAGCACTGCGTTTAAATACGGAGGCAAATCAAGCTTCACGACGTCTGTTATCAAATAATCTGAGCTGAAAAAGTATGAATACCAGTCATAAATTCCTGAATACCCGGCGATTACTGTAGACACCAGATCCACTGTTTTATCATAAACTACCCCTTCAATCGGGTCTGTAGAAACAAGTCGAATTGTGACAGCGCCAAGATTAAGAAATGCAATTGAGTCCACTATTACTCCTGGAGTTAATTCGCAAGTGATTGACTCGGCCTGTTTTGTCTCTGAGCCGACTTTATCATCGAAAGCTGCCCAGCGGTTTGTCGCACCAATTTCAAGCCATTTTGGGACCAAATTTAAAACATCATCTTCCGGTGAGTCTCCTCCTGTCACATCTTCAAGAGCTTCGTACACCTTGTGAACTTCAGGCGTTGTGACCCTGACCGTATCTCCTTTCGTGTAAGGAACAGCCACGCTCCATTCTCCAGCCGTTCCATCAGTCTCAGGGACGTTAGAGCTGGTTAATATTGCATCGGTAATCGCTATCGGTCGAATAATAATCATTTTAAGCCTTCTCTAACCATCCTCTTAAACCTACGGTTACTGTAGCTGTGCTATTGCCCGTAGCCGTTGCCAGCAAATCGGTTCCGGTAACAAATACAAGTGGCCTAAAAGAACTCATCGGAATAGCGTTGCTTGCTAGCCCTATTTCGGAATAAACCATGTAAACTCCGGGCGGTAACGCAATACCAGCCTTATCGTCATAAGTCGCTTTGACTTCTATGATGCAGTATTTATTCGCAGCCGTGTTTATCGCGCTGGCGTTCATTTCATCGATATATAGAATCTTACCAGCCGGAACTGTCCAAGCAAGTTGCCGCTGCCTGTTATACCCCTGCTCGATATACCCATAAGTGATTGTTTCGGCAGCATTTTCGATAGAAATATTTCCATCAGCTGCGCCGCCAGAACCGACAGTTTTAGCTCTGACCGATTGAACTCTGAAGATATCCGATACCAACGTTACGGCTGCGGTGGTTCCGGTCAGTATCACATCGACACTTTTTTCGGCATATAGCCCATCAAGATAATAAATTGTTAGCGTTCTAATCCCAGTCCCGCCAGCCGTGTCTTCTGTGCCACCAATAACGTGCATCTGCTGTTCTACGTCCGGAAACACGTAATCCCCGCCTTGAGGAGAAATTATTTCATCAACTGTGGCTGCGGCGTTAAATCCTAGTTTATCCCACGGTTCGCGGCCAATCACATTGACGTCATGTATCCGTCTATAAATCGCGGACAGCCAACCGCGGATTCCCCAGCCGCCGGAAGGCATCTCAGAGGCTGCTGTGATATCATGCCCATCCTGCGACATTTCTCTATTTCCGTCTTTAGCCCCCATTTGCAGCCCTTTCTGCAGGGATTCCGTCATCATCAAATCTGGACAGAATCTTTGCTATTTTGGTTGAATTTTTCGCGAGTGCGAGATCACCCGCTTTCGCTTCTTCTCTTAGCTTTTTTATTTCTGCCAAAAGTTCAGGGCTGTCGGCTCCTATTGCTCTGACCCCGAGGCCTGAAGGGCCTTGCGTTAGAGGCATGATTGCTTCCGGGCCTGCTTCCCCCATTTGCGAATTATTGAAAAGGGTGGGCTTTGTAACAATTCCGTTTGTAAAAACTCCGCCATCTGCATAAGTTGATTTTGTGCCGTCAGTAAAATAATTAATTCCATGGCTAGTGGTTGTCGCATAATTTACGGTCTTGTAATGAGGGACCCCCCAGTCATCTATATAATTAAGAACCTCGCTTACTGATTCTACGGTAGTAGCCGTTGTTGGGACAGACGCTAGCAACAATTTTTTTGTATTGGCCGCTGTCCCCTGAGTTGACGACTGTATAGCTTCCCATATAGTTTTCAACGATTTTTCCGGACTCCACGTCATAATCCCGTCAATCTCTGTAACCGCCAGCCCCGTTCCACTCAATAAAGCTGAAAGTTCGTCAGCGGTTATATCACCATCTTTTAACGCTGCGGTAACCGATGCAGAATATGCGCTCCCTTCCGCGAGAGCGAGTTGATAAGCTGGATTTGCTGCTGGATTTGACGCCCATGCTGGGTTGTCAAGCTCTGCTGCAATCTTCGCAGTCCTGTCGATAGTCCCTTGCAAAATCTTCGTTGCGGTATCGTCTGTTACGGTGCCGTCTGAAAGGGCGCCCATCACTGCGGCAACGTTTGTCTGCAAGTCTGAATATGTTTCAAGAGCTTTCAGCGCGTCTTTTGTTGATACCGTGCCATCCGAAAGCGTTCCCATCACCGCCGCAACGCGTGTAGTCATGTCATTTGTTTCACCGAGAGCTAATTTGCCGGCATCAGACTCTAATACTCCAGGCTTTAAAGAGGCATCGATTGTTCTTTTTATTATTTCAGTCAATGGAAAAATAATCTTTTTTACGTGATCGTCAACATTTCCGATTACAGCGGTTACAGTCGAGAGATAACCGCCTTCAGCCGTTATAGCCAGTTTTTTACTTTCGTCATCAAGGCAGCTACCCATTATTGAGTCCACCGTTGCGGCATAATGCCCTCTTGCGTCGATAGCTAATTTTTGGCTTTCTTCATCAGCCGACACAAACGAAGCAAAAACATTCGCGGTGTATTTTCTCGCCGCATCGAAAACTAACTTCTGGCTTTTTGCGTCCGCTGTCTCAAACGCAGCTGACACGGCAGTCTCGTAATCACGCCCGGCATCGAAAACGAGCGTTTGGCTTTTAGCGTCTGAATTGCCGTAGACTGAACTTACATCAGTTTCATATTTACGTGCCGCATCGAATACAAGCGCTTGGCTTTTTGCGTCCATTGATTCAAATACTGCATTAATGTCGGTTTGAAATGTGTGCTTTGCTGTATCAAATACCAACTTCTGGCTTTTTGCATCTACCGTTCCGATAGTTGCCGTAACTGATGCTGCGTATATCCCAGCGCCGTCAATCAAAACTCGCTTTAAATCATCACTCACCGAAGAATCTAACTGAGCCTTAAGCCATAGCGTATAATCCCCAGACTGAGCGACTATCATTTTTTTCAAGTGATCCGGCAAACCTTCCGAATTATCAACCAGCGTCAATGTCTGTTCAAGATCAAAAATTGCCTTAATTCCTAGAACGTCAAGTCGATCAGTAGACGTAGCAGTGTCTTTCGTAGCTTCCTTGATCGCCTTCAAAAGTTCAATATTTGATTCAAGGTCAACTACTGGCTGCAATGCTGATAATTCGCTTTTGATTCCAGCAACTATACGGGCCATTTCAACCGAGCTTCTGGCAGTTTGGCCAGCGGTTGAAATGTAAGTTCCAGCGCTCTGTGTGACACGGCTATAAGCTTCCGGGTCCCCTGTTTTTGCTCCGGCCAGGTCTGCCGCGTATGATGCCCGAGCAGCTGAAAGTGATATCGCTCCGCCAGCCGCGCCCAGCGAATTGATAAAATCTTTGATTGCTTTGCCTTGTGAAACGAGAGCAGAAATTGAATCTTCGAATACATCAAGAGATGCTTTTTGCGCTTCTATGAGTTTTTCTGATGCCTCCGCCGCCTCTTCAGCCGCCTTGGCTTCGTCCTCAAGGTAATAAAGTCGTTGTTGGAGTGGCCTCAACGATTCATCCAACGCAGATAACTCAAAAAGCCTTTGAACTCCGAGTGCCTCTTCTGCGTATCCAGTCGCCTCAAGCGTTTGAATTTCTAATCTGACTCTCTGGTCTGCAATGCCTCGTAGCCTTTGCGCCTCTCTTTCCGCTGCCCGTTGTGCGTCTGCCGATGCCCTCTGCGCATCCGTAGCGGCTTTTTGCGCCGCCGCTTCTCTTGCCGCCGCCGCCGCCGCTATTTTTGGGGCGTTTTCGATAATGGCCTGGTTACGATCAAGCTCCTTAATCACTCCCGGAGTAAGCCATCCGACGTAAGAATCCCATGTCATCTGAAAAGATGTATCTGATTCGAAAGGGACAATTTCTCCTCTTATCCCCATGCTTTCTTTCGTTGCTGCGCCACCTCGGCCTTCTTCAGATATTCGATTGTCTGTAAAATCCCGGATTACGTTCAATCTGTCATCGGCCGCGTCTTGTTCAGCGTCTACGATGTCGTCAAAAATACCATAAAGTTTATCAGCGAATTCCTCTTCTTTTTTGAGCCTGAGAGTTGCTATATCTTCCTCATCCTCTAATATTCCGCCCCAGGTTGATTCAGCGGCATCTAAAACTTTTGCGTATTCTGAGATTGCCTTTTCTGCATACTCATCAAGGCCGGTTGCTTCATAAAGCTCCTGATACAGTGCTACACTTTGGTTTGCGGCATTGGCCTGGATTTCAAGGATCTGATCTTGTTTCCATTTCTCGAGGGCTACTTCATCTTCAGCCACCTTTTTAAAATTTTCATATTTTATATCAAGTAACCTTAATTCGTTTTCTACACTTGTAAGCCCTATTCCTTTCTGTAATTCTGTCCATTCCTTGAGGATTTTTTCTTCTTTTCCGGTTTCCTCTGTCTGCTCTCTTGACGCAAGACGTGTAGCTTCTAAGGCATCAGCCCTTGCCTTTGCAGTGGCTTTCCCTTCTTTTGTCAAAGATTGTTCAAGACGAATCTGTTTAAGAGCAAGGGCTTCAAGCGCCTTGTCTGTTTCCTCATATCTTCGCCTATATTCCATATTTGCATCTGCTGCTGCTTCAAATCTTTTCGTGCTGCTTTCAATGCCAAGTGCGGCACCCGGCCCATAAAGTAACATTTGGGCTGAAGTCATTGTCCCGCCAATTTTATCAATTAGCATCGCAAGCCGCATAAATTCTGCTTCAATGGAAATTATTGCAATTCGGAAATTCACGCCCCAATCATTTATTTTTTCTTTGCTGCCTTCTGTTAATTCGCCGTTAAGAGTTTTTAAAGATCCGGTAATTGATTCTATAATTTCAGCCAATGCCGGAGTAAATGCCAGACCAAAACCAACCTTAATATTTTCAAGATATCTTGGAAGGGACAGCATTTGTTTCCCGACAGTCTCCATACTCGCTGCATAAGAACTCGCAATCGTTGTGTTTGAGTCGAGAACAGCGTCCATTCTGATCTCTGCTTTCTCAGCTTCAGAAAATGATGTGGTGGCGCGGTCCGTTGCATCAGCTACTTTTTTATAACTGGTTTCAAAGTTTACATTGATTCCAATATTTCGTAATACTTCAGCCTGCGCAGATTGAATACCATAAACCAACCTTTGAAATGCCTCAGATGAATTAATATTGCCAATAACTGCTGCATCCTGGGCGACACGAGCAAGCTTTGATGCTTTAGTAAGATCAAGATGTGCCTGGACCATCCGAGTTATTGACTGTCTCGATTCCACCAACGAAATACCCGTCTCTTGAAGGCTACGAGTAAACTCATCCATTTGCGCCCCTGTATACCCGGCGTTATTTCCAACAACGCGCATGACAACGCCAAGCGTTTCATACCTGGCAGCAAGCATTGTTGCGTCTTTTATATACTGAGCCATCTTCAGAGCGGCGTACCCTTTAGCCAATGTCTTCACGACCATAAGCTGATTTGAAAAGCTTTTTGTAACTGATTCAGTGGCCTTTTCTGCACCATGGCTTGTTCCGGTGAGTTTATCCAGATCCTTACCAGCCGTCACAACGCCTTTAGAGTCCACCTTGATATATAACGATGCTAAATCTGGCATTTACTTTTTCCCCACCTCTGTGATGAATACCCTGTCAATAGCTTTGATTATCTGTACTTCCCATATCGATGGATCGATCTTTAATAAATTTGCCCACGACTCAATCTCTGAATATTTAAGCGGCAATGGCCCAGCTTGCGAATAGTCACGACCGCCTGAAAGCTCACAAAACCAGCCCCACAAATAACTCAAGCAGTAAGGCAGGTTTATTCCTTCGAGCTGTTTCGGAGGCGGTTTCCCAATCAAAAGATTATTTCTCGCTGCGTGTTCTAAATGGTCTTTTCCAGATGATCCGTCACCCTGTTTTTTGCTAAGCGCGAATTCATGTTCTGCAAAACCGATCAGGCCATAACCCGGGAAGGCAGCATCTTCCCAGGCCGGTTCCCCGATCAGCTCTTGATAAAATTTGCCCGGTCACCTATTGCGGTATCGACTTGCTCCTTGATCCATGGAAATCTACCGTAAATCATCAGGGCATTTTTATATGAAAATTCAATTTCCTTGCCTTCTACAATCACCCCGCTCCACGACTTTGTGCAGCGCGCGAGCAATTCCATTCCGTCAGCTTCGATTTCTTCAGGGGGCGGGGTCATGTTCTGAACGCGAAACCCGCCTTTTGTCATTTTTGCCATGCGCTTTTTTGATTGTGCGCGGGAAACTTTTTGGAATTCATCTGAGTCTTTGCCAAGTACATTGATAATTATCCCCAGGTCTACCATCGTTCCAGGATGATAGATATTTACATCAAAACCTTCGTTTGACCCTTTTACTGTATCAATTTCAGCCAAATCAATTACTTTTGCGTTATCCATTGTTTTTCTCCTCCAGATTAATAGGCGGGAATCTCACCCGCCCAGTTATTGATTAAGTTAAACTCGAATCCTGCATGCTCATCGTTGTAGCCAACGTGTTTACCGTGCATGTGGTTCCGTCATCTCCAGCGCTATTGAATCTCGCCGTAAATGGAAGGCTATGCGTGATTTCTTTATCACCATCTTTTGTTGCCCCAGTCAGTTTTGCCACTGGGATTGCAAACGCGATAAATTCCGCATCCGGCTCATCAGAAACAGGCAGAACAATAAAAATAGAAACTTCCTCCCCTGCTCTAAATTTTCCGGAAATCGTATCATCTTCAAAGAGAATGGAAATATTGCCTTTATTTTCCAGCCGACCATCAGAGATGCCAGGTTTTATGTTGGTCCCGAGTACGGGCGCCATAGTTTGATTATTCCCAGCAACTTCAAAATCAATTCCGGTTGCAAGAATCTGCTCAACCCCTGAAATCAAAATCACGGCTTTCCCGCTATGGACTGCATCGGTAGCCGTAATATCCGCAGGATCAGTAAAATAAGGCGCTTCAGCTGTGTCTTTCGGAGTCATTTGAAGTCCGAGAATGTTGAAATCAACCGTCGGGATTCCAGTCGCGGGGGCCTTAACCGAGATCGATGTAGGCTTGCAATCCCAGAACACTTCCGATAAATCTACATCGTTATAATTATGCTCAATCGTGAACCAGTCTTCGGTATGCCCAGTTGCCGGAGTCCAGCATTTTTGACCGGCTACCGTAACTGTCACGGCTTCAGTTTCGGCTTTCGCTACCGCGGGGACGCCATCAATAAAGATTCCAGTCATAACTAATTCCGTCAAATCGGTAATCAGAAAGTTATGGTCGTTATTGGCTGTTGCATCCGTCGTGGTCACCGCAAACCCGGAAAATCTGACCACATCTCCAACTTTTAACCCGTCAGTGATAAATGTGGCAGTAGCAGCTGAAGTAAAGGTCGCCTTTGCCCCGAGAACTACCGCTGATGTAATATCAGTTTCAGGACCCGCAACTTTTCCAGCCACAAAGTTTTTCCGCAAAACAGCTGCCTCAAAAAGTTCATATGTTCCAGGCGTCAGTTCCCCGTTACACGCCCCGTTCCCGTCCTGAGGCCCGATATTTACATCACCAATCTGCCTATCCGGACGGATTTCGTTCGACATGTAATTTTCGTTTGTCTGGTCCTGATTAAATTTTATAAACCTTAAACTTTGTGCACTTGCAGCCCCTGCCTCAGCGATTATCCCTTTCCCCGATTGTAAGGCTATGACTACATTTTTATTGATATTATTTGCTACTGTCATGACATTCTCCTTTTTATGCTATTATTCCTGCCGACCATCTTATTTTTACCGGCACATGCCAGCGATCACCATCTACTATTCCCTGTCCGATTTCCGGGGTTGTATCGACCATCACTTTTATAGATCCTGAAGCCATCGCTGTACCGCGTTTAAAAGTTGTCCTGATTAATTCCGCCCGCGTTTCAGCCACCCCCGGGCCAGCAAGAAGCGGATAAAATAATGAAACTTGGAATATACCTTGCTCCCGATAAAATCCATCACCAATAGTCGGGTTGGATGGTGTTGCTGGCATAAGATAACAGGCTTGGTATGGCGTACCTGAAACAGGATCATATTTTACATTTTGCCAGGCAGTGGCCAAGGCCGGGGCCATCGAATTGAGTTTCGTTTCCAATGTTGTTCTGATCGAAGCTATCGACATTATTTAAGCCCGTCTGTTATTTTTTTAATGATTCCGTCAAATTCAACTCTTGTGAGCGCTACCATTCCGTGTGGAGCCTGCCTCTTGCTGTGTCCATCCTCGAGCGCCTGTATGTACGGCACTGAGTTCTGTATAAAATGGACTTTGCCAGCTGCTTTGGCTGGTACGCTTGAGGCTATTCTATTTATAGATCCGGCTCCTGATTTGTCAACGCCTTCAAACTCTTTAATAATCTGAGTTTCTTCAGAGTGTGACCAATTCGCCCTGGCATGTCCGCCAACATATCCTGGAGGTGGTAACATTTTCCAGTAATTGGCATCCCCTACCGGAGTCTTTTCGACAAGACTTTTCCCGATATCAAGGACAACCTTGCGCACTACTTTGTCGGCGTTAATTTTTACATGTTGCGAAAATTTATTCATGTCGTCTGAAAAGCCCATTACGCCCTCAAATTGCAATCATAAAGTACTGCTGTGCCTGCCGGTGAGACTGTTTTCGTCTGCGTTATCGTCCAAACTTTACCAGATGCATCTGTAGCGGTGTCACTATTGACCGGTGCGGTTAGAATTCCACCAGACGTGTTTATTGGAGATAATAGTAACCATTTATCGCCCATCTGGACTAATGACCCGGGAGCGCTAAAAATTCCGGCTTGCGCCGTGTTATAATCGAGAATTGCTCCTGTTCCAGTCTGCGTAGTAGACGTGCTTGTGATCTCCTCACCTGGCACGTATTCACCTGGTGTAATATGAGTAAGAGTCACGGATTGCCCAAACTCTTCGAGTATTTCATCTGCAACATCAGCAATCTCCGAATAATCAAAAGCCATTTATCGCCTCACTAATTCAGTCGAGCACCCGCAGCCAGCTTTAAAAAATGGCCTGAGCATTTGGTCAACTGCTAGGTATCTTTTTTGCTGCGGTGAGTTCGTGTCATAATCTGTTTTAATCGGGCCTACAGTTACAGACGTTTTCATTTGTTTCAGATCCGGGTTAAGTGCCGCTGAAGCAGACCTTAGCGCAAGCTCTGCCCATGCATTTTGGACGTCGATAGGAACTATATCCGGGGCAATCGCCCAACTATCAACTATTATTCCATATCTCGGGAAATCCTGTTCTTGCAATTCTGACACTCTTACGCCCTGCCATCTTTGCCGGTAAGCTTGCCGCCCATAATCAGTTGCTTTCCGGAGCGCTTCTTCCATTTGCGCGGTTTCTAATGCTGTCCATGCAGAATTTCCACGAGCTGCATGATACGTCGTTGCATAATCTACGCTGCAAAGGCTTTCAGCGCCGGAAACTATTGTTCCATCTTCAACGATTAAACTCATATTTAATTACCATTTTCCATATAAGTCGGAGGAGGATCTTCTTTAAATCTTACTGCTTTTACGCTTTCATATTCTTCCAGAAGAGCCCTCGCAACCCTATGCCTCCCATCAAAAATAGATCCATCTTGGTCTAAAATAATTGGATAATGCATATCTGCGTTAAGGATAAGCTCCATGTGCGAAACAAACTCACGGATTTTCATATTGCCAATTTTGCCATCAATACAAAGGTGGTCCATAGGGATATCTTTAACCGGAAGATTTTTCGCACGAGCTATAATGTCTGAAACAACCCAGCGTTCATTATCATCTCCATAGACTTTCTGGTCAGATATCGTTGCCCACGGCTTTTTTATAGTAACTTTTGCCATTTTATTCTCCACCTTAATACGCCACTCCGAGAGTCACTTGACGCCAATTTGCATCTGCCACCGTATTCGCCGCAATCGCATGATAAAAATATGAAGCATCCGCGCATGTCTCATTCGCCTCTCCCACTGTCCCATCAACGCCGCCAGCCAAAAATAACGCATCGCCAGCCCATGACAGGTGTCCAGAGTCTTCAGCCGTTGCAATCGCATTACCGGCAACTCCGGAAACTTTCGCGGTAACCGTAAAGGCGTGAGTTGACAGTGCCCCGGCTTCAGCATCAGGATGTTCCAGAGTCCCGGCAAAATATTCTACGCCTTCAGTCCCAGACGCATCAATAGCTGCTATAAGATTTCCCATTGTGGTGTCTGCGGTAGTCCCGTCACGCTGGACATCGTAGGCCGCTGCCAGGGTGTCCTTAAAAGTGTATACCGTTGTTCCGATTGTGACTGTATCGGCATCGGCAACGTCGGTATTGTCGGAAGTCAAAACAAGAGATGAGGCCACCGCGTTTACGGGGGTTTTTTCTGGCAAGATTAGAAAAGTGGGTGTGATCTTGTCGGCATGTATATCATCGACTTTTTCAATTGCTCCCCCGATGTATACATTTCCCGTTATCACTTGATCGCCAACAATAGGTTTATTTTCCATAACAATCTCTCCTTTTAAAATGCTGCCAGGAAGCCCTCACCGGGCAGAGAAGCGGCTCTATCCCGGTTACGCCTGGAGGAGGAAGCTTACAGGGCCTCCCGCCAGCAAGTTGATTAATCCTTAGCCAGCCCATCTATTTCCAGCAATGCCTCAACCATCTCTGTTTTCTTCATGCCATCGCAATTCTCAACCCCTGCCTTTTTGCACATCGTGACCAGGGCCTTATTCGTTTCAGACTTTAGCTGCATAGCCCTCCCGCTATCCTCGCCTATATCCAGCGATTCAGCATCGCCCACGGCATTCTTTTTAACTTTAGGTGATACCGACCATCTTGGATTACTCAAAAATTCTTTTGCATCAATTCGATGGCATTGGAGCGGGGCCCCATTATTTTCTGTATCATAAATCGTAACAATTCCTGAATCAGTTGCCATTGTTTCATCCTCCGGATTTGATTATTTGCGTTTAATTGACAGCCATGCGGTGTAAGTGATTGATTCTGCTGTCCCGTTCAGGACCAAAGTATAAGCCCGGACATATCTCATCACTGTCCCAGCTTTTGTATTTCGAAACGGAACCACAAAACGATCACCGGCCGCACCGATTGCAGCAGTCCCGACCAACGTGTCTGCATGGCCGAGTTCAAGCATGGCCAGATCCACAAAATCAGATCCAAAACCGGAAATATTCGACCCCTGAAGTTTAATTTCGTAATTCTCGTCAGTACCGAGTTCGATGGCGTCGATATCAACAACCATAACACCTTCTACTAGACCGTCTCCGATGTCGATTTCAGTTGCAACATCCAGCACTTTTCCGACTTGCGAGACGATAATAGCGGAAGTATCACCAGCGCTATCAAGCGAATCCTCAAGCAGCAAATCCGCATCGTAAAGAAAATCTTCTTTCAAATATGTAGTCATGATTTTATTCCTTCCTGTTTTTATTTATTACGCAGTCACAGCCGTTGCGGTTGAAATGTTCCAGATCCTTGTTGCCGCTCTCGGATGGTACAGGGCCATGCCAATAAGCCATTCAACAAGAGTACGATAAATAACACCACTGTCGGTAAGGCCAAGGTCTTTGACTTCCATGGGAGCGTGCTGAATGCCTTCAACGTGTCCATCCGAAAAAGAAACAACATAAAGACTCGTAGCGGTTGCGCCACCATCTCCAGCGGCCTCAGTTATCGGAATAATATCGGTATTCGTATTGTCTTTGCCAGCATTAATAATTGGCAATCCAGCATAACTTATAACCTGACGGCCCCAGTTATCAATGGTCTCTGTAATATGAGCACCGATTCCAGTCGTTGTGGATCTGGAAGCCTGCGTCAGAAGTCTGCGGAGTTTTGCATTCATAATAATATGAGTCGGATCTTCGGTTTGATCAATTGCTTCATCCAGGGTTATAAGTGACAAGGCATCTTCTTCGCCACCGTCTCCAGACATATCAATCAATTGATCATTCGCAAGTCGTCTCTGTAATCCATCAAACTCTTTCGGGTCGGAAGTCGAATCTCCCTTGATAATCATCCTGGCAATTTTCAGCGAAAGCGCCTTAATCTTCATCTTCTCATGCTTTGCGCGAACAGCAGACCCAAACATTTTGATCAGCGCGCTGTCAACGTCCAAAGTCCCGCCAGCAATTTTGAGTGGATCATGCATCGGGTTAATAACCCCAGCCGACGCCGTGTACTCTTCATTGATTCCACGAAAAGCTACGCCCGGGAGCGCCGCTTCTTGATCGTAATCGACCCCGCTACCGTTGACAGTTTCAAAAGTCATTGCGTTTAAAATCGGGTTTGCCTTTGCGAAAAGCTCAATGATCGTTCCTCTTTTCGTGTTGAGGCCTGCGCCTTTTGCATATTCCAGTAAACTCATTCCCATGGTATTTCTCCCTTGTCTTTAGTCTCTAAATAAAAAAAGCCGGACAAAATGAATTATTTCGACTCATTAAGTCCGGCTTTACCGTTGTACCATCCCCCGTTAGGAAACGGCTAAATTTTTAAGTTGTTGTTATTTCTTTGAACTTGCTGCTGCCTCATTTATCGCGCCAAGTCTAGCCTCTGGAGACATTTTCGAGAGCGTTTCATCGCTTGCGCCACTAATTGCGCCTCCAATTGCGCCTCCGCCTACATTGCCAGGAGCATCCACAAATGTTTTTCCCTCATCGCTGGTAGCCCATTCTTTTATATAATCTGCAAGGGCCTTATCGCCTACTTTAGCTACACGCTTATCTCCGTCAGCAGTTAGGGTCACCTGCCCAGCCAGCATTGCTTTTGCTGCTTTGAGATACGATGCTTTTTTTACTCCATTTGCAAGGAGCGCAGCTGACAGACCGTTATCAACAAGCAAGTCATGTGTCACTTTCGCTTCACCGTCAAAGGCTTTCTTCGAATCATCTGCTGCTTTTGTAGCAACTTTCAAATCCTTCAACGCAGACGCGAGCTTAGTCTGATTTTCATCTAATTCGGATTGAAGCGCCGCATGGTCTGCCGGGTCAATAATCGCATCCTTTTGAGCCTTTTTCAGCTTGCCAAGTAATTCTGTGTTTTTCGATTGAAGACCGGTTACAGCTTCATCGACTGCATCTTTAACCGCCTTTGCCACTGCCACCTTTGTTTCTGCATCATTTGCATCAAACGCCATATTATCTCCTCCAGAGTTGGGCTTTGCCCGTGTTAGCCGACTTTGTCGGCTGTTATTGTCAATAACATACCATAAATAATTTATTTATCAACCAATTTTTTCAAACATGCTACTTACCCACCAAAATAATCCAATATTAAACGCTATCAAAAAAATAGTAACTTTGATTTCGATAGGATGCCACACGCATCCACCGCAATACGGACATGCCCGAGCTGACTTCGCAATTTCCTTTCCGCATGAGCTGCATTTTCTCATTATTTCATCTCTCCAAGTTGTTTTAGAGTTAACGGCCGCCCGGTCTGACTTACAAGATCGGATAATGTTATTTTCCCGTCCCGCCAAAGTTTGGCCCTGCCTGGGCCAAGTTTATCATCAACATAAGCTGCATCGTGTCGCTTCAAAAATCCATCAAAAGTGATGTCTGAAGGTATCTGCCCCAGATCGCTTGCCCGCGTCCCTTTCGGTTCATCTATGTCGATGCCTAGTTCACGATATGTTATCAGAATTGGGGTTAGTAATGACCGACAAAAAAAATGAAGCGGTGGCGGCTCAAACAGGAAATTTCCAACAATAGGATTACCTTCTATATCCCACTCCGCACCGCTATGGGCTATACATGTAAGGCTTGTGTGGCTGTCCAGAGTCGCGAGAAAATGGAATCCTTTTACTATGTCATCATTAGCCTGAAATGTTTCCATCCTCGCATCGTTAGCAACCTGCATAATCGACGTATGAACCAGTGCTGAGGCATTACGGTGTGTGATATCCATAATTCCGGGAATCCCGAATTTCTTCGATCCGGCTACTCGATAGATAATTTGCTGGAGCGTTTCCCCCTGAGCGATCCCCTGACGAACTTGGTTAGAGAACTTAAACGCCGTATCTTCTGACTGCCTCGCCCACCATGCAGCTGATGGGGCACCCTCTATTAGCGAATTGCTTACAATAGCCTTTAGGGCGGCTTCAGTTGGCAGCGTCGCCTCGAGCCCTACCCCCGCAAAAGTAGATGTTACAAACTGTGCTTCATTTTGAGCCAATGCAATAGAATCTACACTCCCGGCTGTTTGGGAATAATATCCATCTATTATTGCAGTGGTCTCTTTTAGCAGTTTCTTAACCCTCGCAGGCTTATACAAATCAATAATCCCACCCCGCAACTTCGCCTTAAGTTCGGCCTGCATTTTTTTTAGGAGTTTGATAACCTTGGCTTGTTCGCCGGCCGCAAAACGCAGGAGATCGATTTGATGAGATAAATATTTATCTGCAATGTTTAGGTCGAGCTTATTCATTTATCGCCCTTGCTGCACAAAATTATTCCTCCGGCACCAGTCAAAAGCCCAAAAAGCCAATAATACCACAGCTGAACAAAGGCTTCTCCCTCAGTAAGATGTATTCCCTTAATTCGCCCGATAGCAACGATCATACAACCTACCGCACACAGAATATATCCAATTAATTTCATAGGTAAACCTCTCCAAACACCGACCGCGCATTCACAATATACATATTCTTCCAACCTTCGCAAATGTAAACGTATGCGCATTAATTACCATTACGTCGCCGCATATAGATATTCCTAACAGTCCATACTTAAAATGTTTCTGCATTTTATTCATCTCCCGGCACCGGTGGCCGCTTTGAGCCAATCCGAGCCTGTTCGTCTTCAAGAGTGACGTCACCCTGTATCATTTCACGTTGTTTAAAAATTGCGAACAACCCCTCGTCAGATAGCCCCGGCGCCCCCATCTGCCAGCCCATAAGCAGCGACGTAAGCTCCTGCGGAGATACCCCGACAGGCATAAATTCTCGATTCAGCTCTATTGACCATTTCCCAGCAGATCCTGCCCACTCAGCGAAAATATTAAGTGCCTTAGTAAGCATGATTGAAATCGTTTGCGCCCGCTCTGAAAGTATCGACTGTTCTCCCGCTCTATGGATTTGGGCAGTTTGGGCGGTCTCCGCGTCCTTTTTCTCGGCCGTCAAGAGACGCGCCCCAAGTATAGCCATTTGTTGTTCTGTTTTTGCGAGATTTCCGGTAAGCGCCACAAAATCATTATTCATCGATAAGATTTCAGCATGAGCCTCCGGGTTCGTGAATACCCAAGCGTATGAGCTACCGTAATATAGCTTTTCTCCAGGCTCCTTTTGGTACCCAGCTACAATTACCTGCGATAATCCGGTAAGATGGCACCCATTTTCATAATCTGCGGATGTCCGGTAATGCGCTATGTTCAGATCAACTAAGTTAATCAACGGCGGTTCAGAAAGTGGAAGATCGACTACGAAAGGGATATATGAAAGCGGTTTCCCGTCCATCAGCGGGTAGATATCGCCGCCTACTTGTTCTTGTCCGTCGTTCTGCCCTGCCACGTTCTTTTTTATCCGGAATACTCTTTGCCGATAAATAGTTCCTTCATCTTCCGGGATATCCGAACCGGCTCTTATCGCCAGGTCAAGAACACGATACCGGACTTCAGTTTTATGTTCGAATTTATTATCGCTATCGATATCAGCCTCCTCTTTTAGCACCACCATCGAAAGAACCGTAGCGTTTCCAATTCTCGTATGCTTCCAGTTGATAATACTTTCGCAAGGGTACATCTGCATAGTTGGCCGAAGGTTGTTCATCTCAGCATCGGCGACCGTAAGCCCCTCGCTCGATTGCGTCGGATAATCTATCATGATGCCAGGCGTGTCCACGCCCACGCTATCCTCGATAAACTCGCGAGCAAATACAAAGATATTTTTACCAGTCAACGTCACATCATCAAGGAGGGTTTTAATCCCGGCGGTGGCTTCGATTGCTGGAGGTTTCCTCAAAATCAATCCGCTCAAAGCCTTCACCGTCCTACTCGTCGCATTGAAAAACTTTGCCCGGAGTTTGTATGCGTTGTAATCTGCATCGGTTTGCTCTTTAAGGGGCGGCAGATATTCTTTCCCAGCAGCTTTTATCGCGTCCTGCCCTGCGATGGCATCTCTGCACCGTTTCCGTTTCGGACGCATCTTAATATAATCCGGGTGTTGAGTTTCTACTGGTGCCTTTGTCGACATAGGCTTTCTCCTTTAAATTCCAACGAGTTTTATCCGGCTCATCGGCCGGATAATCGGAAACAAATACGCCATCGGATATCCACTTGCATCATTTTGATGGTCGAATCCTGTTTTTTTATCAGGATCACCGTTCACGTCATAAGCCTGCTGCTCAAGACATCGCGCTACAGTTGGGCAGTTTTGCGCGTTCACCCAGAGCCAACCAATCTCGAATTGCTTATTCATTGATAGCACGCGGTTTCGAACGGCCGGGTTTGAAGGGTTTGATATAATGCTAAACCCTTCCTGCTGTAGGATTGCAAAATCAGACCCGAGAGCGTTCACTGTACCACCGCTCGACTTCCCGCCACTCGCATCAGGATAGATCGTTATCTGCCTGTTTTTATCGAAATCGCTTGTTCGCCACCTGGCAGAAATAGCCTTCGCCATCGCTGGCGTATCGAAAATGTCATGTAACTCTTCCACTGCATGGTATCCGTTTGGCCTCTGTACATAGACAGTTGCAGCCATCAAACCGATATTAAAATCCATCCCAATCGTAAGCGGTTCCCCTGGCTTTATTCTCTCGGTTGAATTACATCTTTCGCGGTTGTAGCTGCCGTATACTGTACCACTGGTTAGGTTTACAAATTGGCCGTTAATATAAGCGTCAATTAGCTCTTTCGGATAGGTTTCTTCCAGGGAAGCGATATAGTCATCTGGCAGATTGGCTTCATTGTCGTAGGTGCTGGCCTGGACGAGGCCATAGTTATTTTTAAGTTCAGGATGTTCTATCGGCTGTTGAACAAAAAGTTTATGAACAAACCGGAATCCTTCAGGAGTAGTACAAACGTCAATTCCATTTTTGAGTCCACTTATTTTATAAGACATTCGGGCTATAATTTTCCGCCAGGATTCTTCCGCTTTATTTATCGGCAAAGTATCAATTTCATCGATCAAAGCATTGCCGATTTTAAACCCTATAATACTACCCGGTTTATCCATTGACCTACAAATCGTTACGCCACGATAAACACGACCGTTATAAAAATGCACCTCATGGTTGCCCTGTTTTATTTCAGCTGACAGCCCAAAATTAAAGGCCACTTCATCGATCGTTGGATAAAAGATATCTCTGATTTGAGGGTAAGTCGGTGCAAAATATCCCTGATTAATTTTTGGAAACTCCCAAACATGAGTGCACATTGCCATACACCCTGCCCATGTCTTCCCGGCACGATATCCGGCAACATAACCCCTAAACTTATTCGGCATTGATAAAAACCTACCCTGAGGAATATTAGCCTTGGGTTTTATTCGCACTCTTCACCTCGATTGTCACCGTTACAGGTTGCGCCTCAGCCGGGCCATCATCATCAGCCGGGATGTCTCGCATTCCGAGCCAATTTTTAGCCATGAAAATTGACATAGACGCACTGGTTTTAGACAGCGCAAACATGTTTCTCCTCAAGCTCACTTTACCAGCGACCCTCTTTTCTGCAAATATTGCGGAAAAACTTTTCTTATACGTTTCCTTGCACCATTTATCTAGGGTCTTGTCGGATATATTAAAAAATTGGCATACTTCTTGCCGGGTGCATTGCAACCCGCAAAGGCCTTCAAATGCCTTTTGATCGATTTCTTTTTTCGGCCTGCCATTCTTTTTTTTAGCTGGCTTTACAGACATAATATTTCCTACAAATCAAAGTTCATATCAAAGTTCATATCAAAGTTCATATTATCAAGCCATTCATTATCTAAACTATTTTTAAACTTTTCAATAAAAGATAACGGATCGCCAAGCACTTTTGATATTTCATCCATGCCATCTATCTCACCCCGCCAGCCTCCTATTCCCCAAAAATATATCTGTATCAAATACGCGTAAAAATGTCAAAATAAATCAAATAATATGCTTTTTTATTAAAATATCGCTTGACATACTATACGCCAAGGCGTATATTGAACTTAAGAGTGAGGAAAACATAACCGCAAACCGAGGAGAGGCAAAATGAAAAAAGAAATCAGAGACGAAATAATCAAATTGATCGAACTCAACGAAATTACAGATCCCTGCGACGAAAGAATTGAACAATGTGTCGCAGATCATTTTCCGGCAGAATACGACGGCACTCAAGGTTACTATGATTTTCAGATGGAGATCGGCAAAATCGTGAAAGAGACCCAGACGCCGGAAAAACTCACCGATCAAATCATGGAAGAAATCGACCTCATCGAACTCCGGAAAACTCTCGCACTCTCAGGCAGTGGGAGCGTATGGATATACTACGACGGTTCATTCGAATTCCACGAAAGCAATACACGCCCAAGCGGAAAAGGCAGGGCGATAATCGCGACTATCAAAACCGCAGGCCGTGGGAATATCGATGAAGATTGGTATGCGGAAGGGTGGGCAAAATATGACGATGAAAAAGACGCGTGGATCACAGAAGATGGTAGAAAATTAAGTCCTGATGAAATGATAGCAGAATCAATAGAAGAAGGAGAATTCGATTGGTACGAAATGTATAACGCTATCAAAGATAGTATCGAATCCAAATAACCCAACCAACCCTTCCCCCCGGGGGGGGTCAAACCGTAAGCTAAGAGGAGAAAAAAATGATGAAAAACACAGAAGAGAGAAACGCAGAGTTAAATCGGCATCGAGACAATGATTGTACATGTGACAACTGTTTGCATTTCGTTGCCGGGGTATGCGAAAACAAGGCAGCCCAATACTTTGGATTACCATGCGGTGATGCATGGACGTGTGTTGACCATGCTATCCGTCCCAGCCGTCCCAGCCTTAAGGCTGAGACGAACGATAGTGAAAACTTTTTTAAAATAGCTGAAAGGGAACGGCGTTTAGTCGGTGCGCCGTGTAGTTCTTTTGAAGAGAGCGTTGAGTTCCTGCGAGAACTCAATGCAAAGGGGTTTCTCAAAATTGCTGGCCCGATCGGCGACGTTACTATTAGGGCGTACTGGACTAGTCCTGATGGTGAGGTAGGGGGCTGTGTCTCAGTTCCCAAATGGGATTTAGACAATCCCCTTTAGAGCTCAATCCTTCCCGGTGGGAGGTCAAACCGGGGAAAGGAAAAATCATGACATTATACGTCATAACAGAAAGGCAAAATCTTCAAAGCCTCAGAACCGGCCAGGTCATCTGGACGAAGAACCTCACAGCCGCAAAACGGATGGCCACCGCAGGGCAGGCATTCCAAGGGACTGTGCTGACAATCGAAACCCCAGCAGGTCTTGAACTGGCTTTCAAGAAAAATGGCAAATGGACTGATGTTGATTAAAAAGAAAGGGAAAACATGAAAAACTTAATAATTTTCTCAGGTGAAGGCGAACGCGGAACTTTCGAGATATACACCGGGAAACAAACGCCCAGGGCAATCCGAGCAAAAATCACACGTGAAGCATGCAGCGGAGATAGGTTTGTAGAATTGTTTCGGGCAGCTGGACCTGAGTACGCGGACAACTCATATTTTGAGATCGACCCGGATACAATGGAGCCAACCGGGGAAATGCGGACCATCAGACCGGATCAGATTGAGGGCTTAAATGGTTAAGATCGGAACGAAAATGGAAACGTCGGATGCAGCGCTCGAACTCGGGACATCAATCCGGATCGTCCAACGACTGGCAAAAGATGGCAGGCTCCCGGCCGTAAAACTCGGCCGGAACTGGATAATTGACGAAAAAGACCTTGACCTCGTCCGGGATCGAAAGCCCGGGCGGGCAGGATGGAGGAAAAAAAGATGAAGCTATCACCCCGGCCCTAAAGCCGGGGTTTTTTTCTATCTAAATCATATTCTTCGAACGTTTTCGGCCCCAATATCACTCAACCATCCGGTCACAATTCCCCGTTCAGTTGCCAACATCACAACCCCCAAAGACTCCGACCATTTTAATTTTGTTTTTTGCATTCTCGCGCCTTTTCGAAATTCTACCGTGTCGCCGTCGTTCAGCGGCATACCGTTTACGTCGTTTAGTTTTACGTCCATTGATTACCCTTCCCAGCCAAGACTCGCCCAGACTAAACGCTCTCCACCGAGAGAGGCTTAGCTATTTACCGCCCTTTAACAAAATTTAAAACAAAAGCTCTGTAAGTTCATTGATTTGGTTATGGGCGTATTCAATTTTATCCATAATTTGATCCCTGCCGTGCGACAATACATCGCATAATGATGGGATTACCGGCTTGGCAGCTACTTCCGAAGCTTTTTCTTCGTTACTTTCCGGCATCGGATGGACTCTTCTGATTAATTCGTTCAAAAGTTCATTAATTCGGTCAATGCTATCTATTGCATTGTTCAGCTCGACATGTTTTTCTTGTCGCTCACAACCACCATTGCAACACACCGTTTCTTTCATAACTCTATTGTCTTTCGTTTTTCTGTTTATTGGTTTTCAAGCGCTTTTACTACCCAATACACCTTATTTTTAAACTCATCAATCGTACCATTATTTTCAATAATCCAATCATACAAATAATCTTCAACGCCCTGATCCGCCCGGTTGTTTGCCGGTTTTGACCGATCCGACCGGATTAAAACCGTTGTTGCCTGGCCAGGATATGCCTCAACAAACTTTTTAATCTCAGCAGGCTTCCGACACATCAGCGTAATCCATATATCCTCGACGACATTCGAAAACTTGTTTATTTGAAAGCAGATCGAATTGAACGACATACCGTTATACCGATTTGTCGCATCCTCAATATCAGATAAAAGTCTCCGCCCTTTTTCATCTTTCTGACTATCCCACCCGGCTACTCTCGCAATTGCCGGGATCTGAGTGCTCCAAATTTTCGAAAGCCACACGGTCGGATCGTGGTATTCAGCGATAAAATCCGCGAATGTGTTCTTGCCCGATTTATTGTGTCCGTTAATAATTATAAGTTTCATGCGTATTCCTCCGCAGCCCAGCGCGAAATATGAACAGCATCCGCCTCGTTATCGTCAATCGGCTCCCGCCCCAAAAACGACTTCGCTGCTTCGATCATAGCAAGTTTTCCAGCATTGCCTTTCCCGGTAGCGAACTTTTTTAGAGTCGCTGTGTGAACGGTCGCGCACGGGACTACATACTCTTCCGCAACTTCCTGTACCCGGCCCGTAAGATTTACGCCGATTTCAGTCGCCGCCCCGCCTCGATGATGGGCCTGTTCATACGCTATAAGCCCCGGGCCGTAGTCTAAAATCATATCTCTAAGCCACTTCCTGAATCTTAGGAACATCATACCATTCGATTCACCGCGTTTTTTCGAAAAATCCATGACGCCTGATTCAATCACCTTCTGTTTTTTTGAATCGTAAAAGCTCCAACCTGTGCGGGTCCCAGTATCTATGCCAAAAATTAACATCTTTTTCCCCTATTCCATTGTGCCCGATTTTTCCCCAAGTTTTCAAGCCGATCCAGCCGAATCTGTATTTTTGCAAGCGCTTTTTCGATTGGTTTTAATTCGGATTTTAGTGCTTTTCTTACTGCTTTTTCCATTTTTTCCTCCTTCTTTATCTAATTTTTTAATTTCAACAATTTCAGCGGTAAATGCTGAAGGAAACACAATTTTCCAATTCCAACCATCGCGAAATTCTTTTGTCTGCGGGTAAATTTCACCGATAAACGCCCACAGCTTCCGGCTATCGTCGTAAAGTCTGCACAGCTCTTTCATACAATAAGCGGGAACTTTGAATCGTCGATATTCTTGTTCCAGGTTCAATGTTTTTCCGCAAAATTTATAATTCATTACTTCCTCTTTTTTTAAATTCTTCAGCAACGCCATATTTTTTTAAAATCTCAATCCTTTTTCCAATACCCTTCAGGACATTCCTCCAGATCAAATACTAATTTCTCAGCCCTGCCGCACCACAAACAATTCGGCATCTCATCAGCCTCTCGATATTCTACATGACCGCAAACAAATCCAAGGCATCGTGGTATTTCCCGGCTCAAAGTTTCGATAATTTCCGACTTATACGCTTTCGCATATTCGAGAAGTTTCTCTCTTTGTTCCGGACAAATCCGGCCCATACCGTGTATCCGGGCCACATCGTTCTGCAAATAGACGTACAGGCCGCGTAAAAACAGATAATTTACTGGATTTTTCATATCTCTATATCCTCCGACTCGCCTATTAAAAAACGACGGTTTCAGTTTGTTGGCCTGCTGCTTTTGGCGTCAGAGTCAAGCGACTGGTTAGATGCAATCGCTTCCCACTCCGAAAAATCAACTGAACTGATTTTCGTCAACTTTAAGGTTTTATCATTGCTGAATAAAACCTCTTCGCCAGTTAGCGATAAACACCTCACTGTTTTGCTGCCGTGATGAACGACTATCAATACCTTGTGAGGATTTCGCCCTCCCGCCCATTCATTTATAACAATATCTCCAAATTTCATTTTCACCCTCTAACGATTAAGCTCAGCCGCCCGCCGCTTTTCTCAGCGGTCGGCTGGAGCAACTGTTTATATGCGGGTGGGGTATCTTCGCAACCCTTAGTTCACCTAACAACCACCGATTGTTCGATGTTAGGGTCACCCCCATAAATGCTTCGTCACCTAAGCTTGCTTGCCGCATTACCCTCCTGGCACTCAACCATATTGGTTGGGAGGCTGCTCTCACGTGGCATCCGGAATTTATTGCTCGCACAAGGCTCCCCTAAGATCGGATGGCAACTCCGATCCCCGCATATTTTAAAGAGCATATAACGCCTAAGCTCACAAGCCGCGCTATTCAGCGGTCGTGTGCGGTGGCGGGTTATACTGTGTGAAACAGTCTCTCTATTGCTGATCTATTAGCCATTCGTACAATATCTTTGCAACAAATTCTATCAGCTTCGTACACGTCCATAGCCATATTATAATAACCGTTGCCGAGGACATCGTTAACCATTAATCTAAAGTGTTTTCTCAAATTTTCATATTGTAATAATCTGACCCTATTTTCCTCATAAAAGCTTTTGTAAAAATCATATTCGCAGGCGGTCATCCAGATAGCAAAGTCTCTTAATGCATCTATTTCGTCTGCCGCTGCAATTAATTTTTTCGATATGTCTTTTGCAACAGGCTCTTCAACAGCTATAAAAATAGCTTGCCCAGCTTTACGCAATTCCATTGTATTTATCATTATTACTCCTCTCGTATAAAAAACGGTTTACTGGATTTTTCATATCTCTACATCATTTTGAATAGCTGGGCCTGATTCACGATTTAATTGATCTAAAAAATCCCCATTCTCATCAGGAAAACAAACTTCAACGTCAATCTTATTTTGCACCGTCAATCTATTCGCTAATATATATGCTGATTTTTGCCCTGTATACGATAAATCTTTATCTCCAAAAATAAATACGCATTTTATTCCTTTAGGCGGCTTAAAACCTTCTAATATCGTATTAGATACAGCGCTCCACGTCGGTATGCCTTTCAATTCATAACACGCCATAGCAGTTTCTATACCCTCAGCTATCCCGATTACCCCATCTATCGGCTCATATAGCCTTATTGCGCCGCCAACCATGCTCTGGAGCGCTGGTAAAACCTTTTTAGGATTTTTTATACTGGCCTTATCGCCATTTTGCGTTAGGAAAGTTCTGTGCATCGTAATAGCTGTCCCGTCAGGCAATGCGAAGGTGGCGAGCATAGCAGGCATTTTATAATGCGTTTCGGGTTCATAGCATACCGGATGATATCTTAATTTGTCAGATGTTAATTTAAGGCCACGGTTTTTAAGATAACAAAATACCGGGTCTCCAGCGTAAACCGGTTTTGATCCGATATAAATTTTTCTAAGTAGCTCTTTTGATATTTTTGGTTCCGGTTGTGTTTTTGTCATATCACATGCCCCGATAACGTCTCTGATCGCTTTAACTGCTTCTTTGAAATCTATACTTAGAACCTTCATAACCAACGAGAATCCATCTCCTGCCCCGCAATTGTTACATATCCACGAGCCTGAACCATCTTTGTCATCCATCCTGAACCTATCACAACCGCTTTCTCCTGGCTGGCATATCGGGCATGCGGTATGGCATCCAGATTGCCCAACTTCTATCCCTAACGCAGAAAAAATCCCGGGCCAGCGTCCAGTTGTCTCCTCTTTTATGTCTATCATACGCTCACTCCTTTAGATTTCTGATATGCTTTAGCCTTCTTAATTAACATATGGGTTAATAAATTCTTTACCTCCCCCTCTGGCTTTATTGGCCCAACGTTTTTGACTCTCGGATCGTTATTCCAAACCCCCATATAGTCTTTGTAAGCATGCGACACCCACCCTGGTTTATACCCCTTACTTTGCGCGTGCCATTCAAGGGCTCCGACAAATCTTCTCTTGTCTGCCCATGACATATCTAGATTCGTTTTCTTCTTCGCTTTTAACTCAACCAATTCAGCGTCAACGGTTTCAATCAATTTTCCAAAACTTTTCAAAGGCGTACCACATCGTGGGCATGTGAATCTCCCTGAAAATATCTCCTTACACACACTGCATTGAGATAATTTTTTTTCTTTACCATCCCGTTTTTGTTTTTTAAACGCCTTTTCTTTTCCGTCGAGAGTCCATTCTATTTCTTCGTCGAGCGTTCCAAGTTCCTCTACGACATTCGCGTGGTCAATAAAAATTAGGTTCTCTTTTCCTTCTTCAACCCTCAGCCCGCGACCGCCTGCTTGCCTATATAATCCAAGGCTTTTGGTCGGTCTTGCAAATACTATACAAGAAATAGAAGGTACGTCCAAGCCTTCGACATACAATAAAACATTTATCAAAACCTGAATATCACCGCGTTCCATTGCGTGAAATACATCATCCCGCTCTTCGTCTGAACTTTTTGCGTCAAGCCTAGCTGTTTTTACCCCTGCTGATTGAAAAGCCTCGCATAATGATATTGAATGCTTCACGTTTATGGTATAGACTAAAGTTTTTCGATTCTCTGCAAGTTTCAGCCAATTTTCTACAATATCGCCTATGAGCTTTTTCTTGTTTATCTTTTTCTCAAGAGACCCCGCCTGATAATCACCTCCAAGCTCCTTCACGCCGTTAAGATCAATCTTGCCAGGAACGAAGTATCTGACAGGCGAAAGATACCCGAGTTCTGTCAATTCTCTGACTTCGGGCCCAACAACAAGGCTATCAAATACCATCCCCATGCCGCATCCATTTGCTTTTATTGGAGTGGCTGTGAATCCTATTATTATTTTATCTTCGTATAGATCTATAACGTCTTGATACGTCTTACTTACGGCGCGGTGGCCTTCATCGATCAAAATTAAATCAGCTGCTACAACGAATTTATTATATTCCGGTTTTTCTAACTTAACCCTTCTTGAAAATGTTTGAATTGATGCAAGCTGAACCGAATTATCAAGATCAAGCTCATGGCCGCTCATAATTATACCGGGCGTTATTCCATAATGTTTTTCCAGCATGTCGTTTATCTGGGTTACAAGATTCCGCCTATGTACAAGAAAAAGAACGCGAGTTCCTTTGTTTACAGCTCTTTTTATTATCTCGCACATTGTGGGGCTTTTCCCGCTTCCGGTCGGCATGGCAACAATCGGACGCTTATTGCCGTTTATGAGCTCATCTCTTACTTTTTTAATAACATCAAGCTGATATGTCCTTAATTTAATTAACATAAACCTCCCGATAGAACATACATAGTAAAATATTTTCTTTACTTACATCCCCGTAAACGCTTGGTACGACGGGTTTTATAATAAAAAGTAGTTAATAAAAGTTGCCAAATATGGTTACTAACATTTTGCTACATGCTGCTTAAATGTTTGTTAAACCCCTTACCAGAGATAAATATCAGGGTTTGCTAAATTTCCAGCTTTCTAAAAATCCCCTAATATCTAGTATGCTGTTATAATCAAATTCTTTTCTTTGGTTAGGGTTTTTTCGCTTAAAAACATTGGCATTGACATTAACCCTACCACTAACGGGTTCGCTTGGGTTTTCTGGGTTCGCTTGGGTTTTCTGGGTTACGAAAAAACCCACTGGGTTTTCTGGGTTATTTTTGGGTTTAATCATTATTTGTTTTTGGCCTCCCGCCTTTCTTGCCGTTTTCTTTGTTTCTTGCTGCTATCTGTTTCCATTTTTCAGCGTCCCTATCAAGCGTAACTCTAAAAAACTTAAATGCCATATTAACGACTGGGTCTAAATTGCTTATTTTGCCACATCTACTATATATAAATATAGCGTTTAAAAGGTTCCCTTTTTGCTCAACGGTCAAGTCTTCTATCGCATCAAACTGGTCATGGTAAAGGATAAAGCTCTTTTTCACCTTTTATACCCCCTGCCTTCAGCTCTTTAATTAACGACCGTGTTGTGCTATAGCAAAGCCCTGTCCCGATTGAGCATTCCATTGCGTTAGCATCAGGGTTTTTTGATATCCAAGCAATGATTTTTTTTAAATTTTCAGCCCTAATAGCCTTCATGTGTTGGCCTCGTCCGTCTTTTACTTTATGATACATTTTAACCTCTTTCTCTATATTGTTAACTTTCTCTATAGCTATACCAAACAAAAAAATATATGTCAAACTAAAAAAAGGCGCAATGTTTAATTGCGCCTTTTTAATATTTATTTTTCAGATCAGATTATTTTTTTATGCCCATCCTCCATAAGCAGCCTGAACCTCACTCATAAAATCCGCGCCAAGCCTAGACATAGATTTTTCACCATCGCCAGCAGCCCGGCTCCGGAGCAGACACGTTTCACATCTCTTATCTGTTCGTGTCTCACATGGGCAGAAATCGCAGTGCCGCTTATATCCGCCAGCTTTATACCCTGCTACGTTAAAGCCCGCAGGGATAACCAGCTTCTTTGATTTAATTGAAGCAGGTGGTTGCGCTGGATGATTAATCCCTGCCCTGTGCATAGCGCTAGCAACTGTCTGCGTTTTACATTCACATAGCTTCCCGATTTCAGCGCTAGTCATTCCTTGTTTGCCTAGTGCCGATAACATTTCTTTATGAGTTAAATAATTACTCCCCATTTTTTTATTTACTAGACGTGTTCTACGAGGCCAATTACTCATCCTACTTGCACGCTTACGCCCACGCCCACAGCCACAATCTCGCGCCTCCCCCCTTCTAAGCTGGTTTCCGCTTACAATGCGTGTCCCGCCGCATTCGCATTCACAGAACCACTTAGCTTCACCGCTTGTGCTGCTTTCAGCGCGGGAGATAACTGTCAATTTAGTGAAAGTTTTTCCGGTCATGTCTTTCAGCCTTGCAGCCATTTTCTTCCCCTTTCACTGGTAAAGTTCTACTGAACGCAAACTCCATTTCTTTCCTTAAAATATCTACATCTATAAAAGATAAGTGGATTTTATTTAACGATGAAACTTTGCAATACGCAGACCACCAGTCGTTAAATGATTTGAATTTTTCCATTTTTTTCTCCTGCTCATTTTAATAAATCCTTTCCATCAACCCCAAGCACTTCAGATATTTTGCTGAGCGTTTTAAAAGTTGTAGTTTTCCTCATAAAAATAAAGTCGAGCGCCTGGCGCGTAATATTCACCGCGCCCGCAAACTCAGCATTATTTTTATACCCTGCCATTTTTATTTCTCGTTGTAGTTTAATAATATTTATTTCCATGCTCTAACTATAAATTAACCAAATTATTTTTGCAATCATTAATTTACGAAGTCTATCCTTATATATATATATAAATTCAACATGCAAATTTATTTTGAAATAGCGCTTGACATCTTTTCTGGTATCCAGTAACATCAACCATAAGTCGGGCATACCCCGCCGGAGACGGAAACGTTGAAACCGGGGTCACTCGACGCCAAGCTCAACCGTTTGCAGCGCCCCTGATCGGGTAGCGGCGGGAGGGCAGAGGAAAGAAAATAAAAGATTGATTTTTTTAAACCCATATAAAAAAAGGAGAAGCCTATGGATAGCAACTAAAATATAGTGCGAAGCCGCACAGGAACATATGGCAACAAAGACAAAGAATAGTGTAGTACACTTAAAAAAAAAGCAACGGAGGCGCCAATGGATCGACAATTATTAGCTAATAAAACTCTTAAACGCCGATCTGTTGGCGTGTCCTGCGCTACATTTGCGACTGGCATTGCGTGGGTGGTCGGGCTACTCCTGGCTGGATCAGATGGCGAGTGGATGCCCTGGGGAAATATTGCAGGGGTTATAATTTTTATGATCAGTTCTTGGAGGATGACGCATCATGAAATTTGGAGGTAAAGGCATGAAAAAACTATCAGAAGATGCAAAAATTTTAATCACCGAGGCTATTCTATGTGAAGTATATAGACGCATGGCAGACACCCCGATCCGAGTATTTTATGGGGATATTGAAATTGATGCGTATCGCGAGGATAGCAAAGAAGGGGTTTTTTTGACTATCGATGAAAAAGATTTTTCTGAAAAAATGAGGGCCGAGGACGCTGTTAATCAGGCGTTTGCTGATGAAAAAAATTATTATGAGGGGAGAAGATGAATATAAAAATTAAAGAAATTACGCTTAAAAATTTCAAAGGTGTTAAGCGTTTAAACATAGATTTTAACGGTGGAAATCTATCTATTTTCGGCGATAACGGAACCGGAAAAACAACTGTTCAGGACGGCTTCACATGGTGTTTGTTCGGAAAAGACAGCGCAAATTCAGCAACATTCGATATTAAACCGATTCAAGAAAACGGCGAGGCAATCCATAATCTTGATTGCTCTGTTGAGCTAATCCTCTCCGCTGGCGATATCGATCTAATTTTAAAGCGAGTCTATGCTGAAAAATACACTCGGCGCCGAGGCCAGGCATCGGCTGAATTTACCGGGCACACGACCTCATATTTTGTTAATGATGTGCCAGTCAACGAAAAAGAATATAAGGCTAAAATTTCTGGCATCATTCAAGAAGATACGTTCCGCCTCCTCACGAATCCGAAATATTTTAATGGGCTTCATTGGCAGGAAAAAAGAAAGCTTCTTCTGGAAATCTGCGGTGATATCTCAGATGAAGATGTGATCAAATCCGATCATCGGCTTACCACGCTTCCCGGAGTGCTGGCTGGCCGGACCCTTGACGACTACCGAAAAATTGTCACCGCTCAAAAAACAAAAATAAATGGCGAGTTAAAAAACATTCCGGTCCGGATAGATGAAGCCAAGAAAAGCCGGGTTGAAATCACTGCCACGGAAACCGCTACCGCTTCAGAGTCTGCAAATTTGCAGGAAAAAAAACGAAAAAAAGAACAGGAACTCTCCGATATCGTTAACGGCGGTGATATCAGTAAGAAACGGGTTGAGCTTCAGGAGGTCGTTGCAAAAATTCAGAAAGCTGATAATGATTTTGAAAAAGATCGAACGGTACGAATAAAGGATAAAAGCATTGAACTCGATAAATTAAATCAGACAAAAGAGACGCTCGAAAAGACATTGCGAGAATACGCGAATGATATTTCATCTTACGCGCTGACTATTTTAGGCTCTAGACTCAATATAAAACAGCTAAAAGATGAATGGTTTGCCACAAGAGACAATATTTTTAAATCTGATGGTGTCTGCCCTACCTGTGGTCAGGAACTCCCTGAAGACCAAATAGAGGCAGCTAAAGCCGCATTTAACAAAAATAAATTAGACAATCTTAAGGCAATCAACACCGAAGGCAAGCAGGCCAAAGCCGATACCGAATTGATCCAAAAAAATATTACAGAAATCGAAAAAAAACAGAAGGCAGAAAATGGAAAACTGGAGGCCGTCAAAAAAGATATAGCCGATGTTCAAAAAGATATCGCCGATATCCAGGCGGAAGGATTGATTCAAGCCGAATTGGGTATAAAAAAGACCGAGATAGAAAAAGCCATTGTCGATACTGAAACAAAGACCGACACTGAGCCGCTCAAAGCCACTATTCGTGATCTTGAAACTCAAATACAAGCCCAGCAGCTCATCTTAACCCAAATCGAATCGAATAAAAAAACCGAATCTCGCATCGTCGAATTGACCGGACAGGAAAAAGAACTCGCCTCAGAATTTGAGCAAATCGAAGGGGATCTCTTTCTGATAGAATGCTTCGTAAAAGCCAAGGTCAGATTTCTTGAAGAAAAAATAAACGGTAAATTCCGGCAGGCAAGCTTCAAGCTGTTTTCTGACCAGATTAATGGGGGCCTAAATGAGTGCTGCATTACGACACTAAACGGCGTCCCGTATGATTCTGTCAATTCAGCTGGAAAAACTCAGGTGGGCCTTGATCAGATAAAAACATTTCAAACCCATTACGGGTACAAAGCGCCGATTTTTATTGATAACGCTGAATCTGTAGTGAAGCTGCCGGAAATGGATTGCCAAATTATCCGTCTGGTTGTTTCTGAAAAAGATAAAACTTTGAGATTTGAGGAGAAATAACATGGAAAACAAACAGCTTACGCCGGTTGACCGCCTGAAAAATATTATATCCGCTGAATCGGTTCAAGAGCAATTTAAAAATGCTCTTGCAGACAACAAGGACCTTTTTACCGCGTCATTGGTAGATATTTATGCATCAGATACTTACCTACAAAAATGCGATCCCAAAAGCGTAGTGATGGAGGCCTTGAAAGCCGCGACTTTGAAACTTCCGATTAATAAGAATCTGGGTTTTGCTTACATTGTGCCATATAAAGGCAAGGCGCAAATGCAAATTGGGTACAAAGGATATTTGCAGCTGGCGCAGAGAACAGGGCAGTACCGGTTTATCAACGCGGACATCGTTTTTGAAGGGGAAACTGTTGTAGTTGATAAGCTCCGAGGGAATGTTTCAATTGAAGGCGTAGCAACGAGCGACACATCAATTGGGTATTTCGCTTACATTGAAACTCTGAATGGTTTCCAGAAAGCTGTCTATTGGACGAAAGAAAGAATATTGGCTCACGCAAAACGGTACAGCGAAAGCTATCGACGGAAAAAGGGGGCCTGGGTAACAAATTTGGATGAGATGGGAATTAAGACGGTATTAATCAACCTACTATCGCATTACGGCATCATGTCTGTTGAGATGATATCTGCCATGACAGCGGATAGCGCCGAAACTCCGGAGCAGGAGGCCGCCGAACATGCAAACCAAAATATCATCGACATACAGCCAGAACCTACAGAAGAAGAATCGAAAACAGCGCAAGGGCCGGACTTTTAATATGATATCCTTCCAGCCATATGCCTCCTCCAGTGCAGGCAACCTTTATCGGGTGAGCAGCGAAATCTCTTCTCTCCTGATAGAGTGCGGCCTGCCAATTAAAAAGATCAGGCAGGCGCTTGATTTCAAGCTATCAGAAATTGACGCCTGCTTACTCACTCACGAGCATTTAGATCATGCCAAGAGTGCAAAAAAGATTATGCAGGCCGGTATTGATTTATATTGCAGTAAAGGAACGGCGGAGGCTTTGAAACTTGAAGGCCATAGACTCCGCATTATCGAGCCGTTGAAACAGTTTAAAATCGGGCCATGGACAATCCTGCCATTCGATACGCAACATGATTGTGCCGAGCCTGTCGGATATCTGATTCAAAATGGGCCAGACAAACTTTTGTTTGCAACTGATACATATTATATCAAATATAGATTCCGCGGGCTTACCTACCTTGCTGTTGAATGCAATTACAGCCAGGAAACCATGGATCCGGATATCAATCCAGCGCAAGAACACCGGTTGAAAAAATCACATTTAAGTCTCGATTCGGTTAAAAAAATCATTAAAGCGAACGATACGACCAATCTGAGAGAAATCTTTTTATTGCACTTATCGGACGGGAATTCCTCTGAAGAATATTTTAAGAACGAAATTCAGGGCCTTGCTGGGGTTCAGGTTACGGTGTGCCAAAAATGTGAATTATAAAATGTATTTTCAACGGACGCTATAAGAAAAATACGATGCATCAAAAATCAGAACGGCTGGAAACACTACGGTCGGACAAAGAAAAATTGCTATACTTTGCTAAAGAAATTAATGAAGCCGTTGAAACACTTTAAACGAAAGGAAATAAAATGAATCAATTTACGGTAGTCGTAAAATGTCAGAAATGCAAAAAAGCTGTTATACTGGAGCTCGATAGTACCGAAATAGGCGAAAGATTCTTTGGAGTATTGCTTCGATTAACAAAGTACGCCCCCGTCGAGGGGCCAAACACAAATGCTTTTTACTGTCCTGAATGCCAGGCAGAGATAAAGGAATACCGGATACGTAAAAAGAATGACGAATCTGAATTTATGGCTGGGCAGTAAAACATGAAAAGTCAAATCCTAAGATACGAATTGTTTTATTATTCGATCGGAGACATGGCCCGGGATAACGATTATCAAATTTGGATGGAGCGAGTCGGCAAGGGGGATGAATGCCAGGTTATTATTGAGGATGAGGTTGTTTTAAAATAAAAAATAAAGAGGAGGAGAAACCAATGTATCCAAGAACAAAATACGAAATGACAGAGGCGGATTTAAAAGGATTAATAGACGCTTGCAAATCAACGCCCTGTATGATGATAGGTGGGTCAGTCGGCAGCTCACCGCAGGAAAACGCAAACAGAGCATGGAAAGCACTCGGTAAAAAGATGGGGTTTGATTCGATGACGGTTGAGCCGATCAACGGAAAGGGCACACGGTTTTTTACAGCGGTTCCGAGCGAAACTGAAGGGCAGAAAGAGGCCAGATTGAAAAAAGAAGCTGAAGAAAAGAGGTTAAGAGACATTGAAAAGATTGAGTCTTCTATTTCTGCCGACCAGAAAAAACTATCAAAGCTCAAAGCCGACTGCCCTGTCATAAATCTGGATCAGGGCAAAAGCGCCTGATAATCAATGGGTATCTGTGGAGATTGACCAAAATGAAAGTAAAACAATATTATAAAAAACATAAATCAGGCTCAAACATAGGTAAATGGCTAAAGCGTTATTTTGAAAAACGTACTTGCAGGAAAAATAGCATAAAGCCAGAAGACATCCAATGCCCTGTCTGTGGTTATTATTGCTTAGGGAATGGCGGCATTGGCTGTATAGATAAGCCAGCATTAACGGATAACAAGCAAATACACCGGACGGAAAAAGCCCCACCGCTGATTTTGACGTTATATTTTAAGGAAGAAATAAAATGATTCGAGATTGTTCAACGGGTAAAACAAGGTTTGTTTTTTATACGATTGCCGCCCCTGATGGTAGATTCCAAGGCGAGAAAAACATCG